TTACGAAGCTTGCAGACATTTTTGGACATAGTAACCTTTCAGACTCTAGGGCTACAAGCATATTCAATTCGATGACGAGAGCCATTGCAGATTTAGCCTCGGTCTTCAACGATGCTGACGTCCCAGCATCCAAAGCTGCCTACGTAACTGAAAACACAACTAAAACTGTGGCGGATTTAGCGTCGATTTTTAACAACGGTAATCTCTTAGCCTCTAAGGCTGCTTTAATCCTTGACAATGCTAACCTCTCAGTTTCTAGGGCTTATAGCATACTTGCTCACGCAAACTTGTCAGCAGATAGAACTCAGAGCATACTTTACAACATGACATTCGCAACAAAACTTGTCGACATTCTAACCTACGGCGCTGGAAACCTCACGGTTTCATCCAACACGAGCATAAGCGGAGTGAACAGATACGGCACTCTAACAGTGAACTCAGGCGTAACCCTCACCATCACAGGACAGCCCGGAGCACTTATTCTTAAGACTTTGAATAACAGCGGGACAATAGCGAAATCTGCCACAGGCGGAGCTGGCGGAGCTGCTGGGAAGTCTGGTGCTGGAGCTGGCGGAGCTGGAGCAGGCGGTCTCGTAATCTTCGCAGACGGCTTAGGAAACAGCGGAGTCATCAACGCTGACGGCGCATCTGGAGGGGCAGGTAGCACCGTAACAGCGTCTGGTGACGGAGGAAACGGAGGCTCAGGCATCTTCTTCAGAGTTGGGGCGGATGCTGCTGGCTCAGGCGGGATTGGCGGAGGAGATCTTTACGGCCATGGTGGGGTTAACGGTGGAGGTGGAGGTGGGTCCCAAAGCCCCGGCTATGTTGGAGGTAGTGGAGGTGATTCAACCTACACAACTTTCGCTGACTACCCAAGCTTGGCAGACGAAATCCGCAAGTCCGTCATAGACTGGGTTATCGTGAACGTTTTCGGCAAGTCCCCAACCACTACGAAGAGCATTCCAAACGCTTACGGCAGCGGAGGCGGAGGAGGAGCCGCATATGACACTTACTGTGCTGGTGGCGGCGGAGGAGGCGGAGGCGGCGAGGTTTTGGCTTTATGCGTAAGCCTAAACAATACTGGAACGATAAGGGCGAACGCTGGAAACGGCGGAAACGGTGGAACCGAAGGCAGTTATGACGCTTGCGGTGGCGGCGGAGGAGGCGGCATAGTTTACGCCTTATACAAGACTCTTGTCGCATCTGGAACGTTAAGCGCAACCTACGGAACCCACGGAGCCACAGCAGACTACCACGGCACAAACGGCACAGCCGGAACAGCCAAGGCTCAGGCAGTTTGAGGTGGTCTAAATGAAGCATAACATTGAATGGATAATTTGCAACAACTGCGGAGCACACGTTTACCCGCCGACTGAAGTGAGCGACATAGGCATCGAAGACTACGAAGAAACCTTTGAGGCTCCGCCGGTTGAGCCTGAAAAACTGCCAACTGACGTGGAGCTTGCCGAAATAAACAAGGCTAGAAGGGAAGCTGGTCTTCCAGAGTTTGCAAGCGTCGACGAATGGGTAGCCTACTACAAAGACTGGGCTACAAAGTTCAGAGATGAAAGGAAAGGGCTGGCTCAAGCGAGACACGACGAACTAAGCAGAGGACCGCCGAAACTCAGAGGCTTAACGCTAACGGAAGAAACAAAAGCCTTCAAAGTCAAAGGCAAACGCTGGAAAGCCGCCTACGAAGAAACAGGGACAGGCTGGCGCCTAAAATGCCCACACTGCAACACAACACTATTAGAGTGGACAAGGCGCATCTAACGTGAGTTTTCCATCAATTCTCAGAGCTTGCTGCACTTATCCTTCCCGTCCAAACAGCAGCCACCATTTAGCTTTAGTTTCTAAATGCGATACTCAGCCTGTCTTTCAGGTCTGGGTTTTCAAGGGCAGTAAATGCTTTATGGACGGCGAATTCAACGACTACACTTTCAAACTAAGCGATGGAAACTGGTATCTTTTGAAGCGCTGGGTTCCAACTGAGGCTGGAAACTACCACGCAGTTTTCTTATGCTACATCAGAGGCGGCGAGGTTCCACCTGTTCCAGACATCGCTGAACTAGACTTTCGCATACTTGTTAGTCCGCCTGAAGTGCACAGTTGGCGAATGTTCTGTCAGGGCAAGCGTTACCGTGCTTGGCGAGTCGCTGCTTTTAACCTTCAAGAGCTAATCCAGATAGACTCAAACGTTTTGGACTACGTTGAAACCTTCAGGTCTAGCGTGAATCCATATAAGGAGCTGGCAGACGACGTAATCCTGAGCTTCGACTACCCATTCTACGACAGCAAGTTTGACGATTATCACTGCTACTCTCAGGACACAGAAGTGTTGACTAAAGACGGATGGAAACTGTTTAAGGATGTTAAAGAGGATGATGAAGTTGCAACGCTTAACACTAAAGGTGAGCTTGAATACCAATCTCCGACGGCGCTTCACGAGTATGATTATGATGGTTACCTAGTTCGCATATACCATTCCGGCGTGGATTTATTAGTTACCCCTAATCATAATGTGTTGGTCCAACGCTATAGGGATAAATGGAGCAAAGACCCTAAGTGGCACTTTGAGAGGGCGGATAGGCTCTTTAGCGGATTATGGAGAATGCGCAAAACGACAGCATGGAGTGGTATCGAAGTTAAGGAGTGGGTCGTCCCGGGCTATGAGCTGCACTATCGTTGTGGATGGCACCACAAATCAGGAAGGGTGAGCAAACGTCCAGACAAGGTCTTTCCAATAGAGCTTTGGCTAAAGTTCTTAGGCTATTACATCAGTGAGGGGCATGTGTGGCAAAATAGATACATTACAATATCGCAATCGCCTTCCAGTAAATATTTTGATGACATCATCCTAACTCTCAAAGAGATGGGTTATGAACCGACCGTTGCTGCCCATCACATAACGATATGTGATGCGCAGTTAGCCAGATACTTGAGTGATAACTTTGGAACGGGTTGTAGAAACAAACATCTTAGCAAGGAAATCAAGAACCTGTCCCCTCACCTTTTACAAACGCTGTTTTCCACAATGGTCAATGGGGACGGTCACAGAAGGGGGAAAATGTGGCTCTACACGACCACCTCTAAGAGGCTTGCAGATGATGTCCAGGAAGTCCTCCTCAAAATGGGTTATTGCGGGCACATCCATGCTCATAAGGGCTTGTTCATAATAAGGCGCATCATTACCAAGCACGCTCATATAAAACCACGTCACCTTTTAAAGGAACGCTATAGAGGCAAGGTCTACTGTTTAACCGTTCCAAACTCAACGTTATACGTAAGAAGAAAAGGAATTCCCATTTGGTCTGGTAATTCTTATCAGGCTTTCAGAAGTGACGAGTTTAAGTTTTCAAGGACGTTCTACGACTACTTTCAAACAGCCAGTGAGACGCTTTTAACTAGGGTGGGGGATTGTGAGGATGGAGCCATTTTGTACACCACTTGTGCTAGGGCTTTAGGCTTGCATGCTGACAGAGTTTACACGGCTTTAGGCTTAGTTAAGGATGAAAGCGGCAACGTTCTCGGCGGTCATGCTTGGAGTCTAGTTAAGTGGGATGATTACTGGAGGCTGATTGAAACAACCTTAAGCGAACCCTACAACTACGATTTGCTAATCGTCGGACAAACCGTCGAAGACATTAAAAAGCTTTTCAAATACAAAACGATAATTTATCAGCCGTTGGGACTTTTCAATGACGCAAGTGTTATAGACATAAACCTTTCAACTATTCTTTTGCCGACTTTCCCTTTCAAGTTTGAAAATGGAGTGTTTAAAATGGCGGCGGCTAAACGTAAACGAAAAGGTGAAATGGCAAAGTTTGAGGCTATAGCCCAAGCTTTCGAAGCGGAAACTAAGCCTACGCGGAGAAAAAGGCAGAAGCAACCGTAGGCTTTTTATCCTTAACCTACTATAACAGAAAAGGGGATAGCCTTGAACGAGTTAGTCGTCATCGTAATAGCAGCCGTAATCGGAAGCTGGGCGAGAATAATATTCGGCTACCTAGGCGAGTCAGAAACCGCAGAAGACTTCAGCTGGGCCAAAGCCGCACGCTCACTCGCCAGAGGACTCATAGGCGGAATAGTGATTGGAGTATGGTGTTTCTACACGCAGGTTATAACAAGTCCAATAGGAGTATTCTTAGCCGCATTTGCAGGAGCCATCACAGTCGACCTAGTGGTCAAAAACATAACTGACGCCTACAGAAAGAGCGTGGGAGAATGAGCGCGAAAGCTTTAAGCTACGCCTTGCCCGTCGCCGTCGAATTAGCCGGCATCTTCATCCTGATAATTGGCATAGCAGTTGAAATCTCCACAGGAGCTGAACTCGGCCATTACATCATAAGCATCGGCTCATGCCTCATAGCCATCGGGGGCATCGCATGGTCAAAAATCTTTAAACTAAAAGCCAAAAATTAAAACCCAACCTAGAGCGAAATTCAAATTGAAATGCTGGCTGCTTCCCGATAAAACTTGCAGCATAGACGTGCAAGATATTCCACTCGAAATCTGCCAAACATGTATTAAAGCCTATATTGAACTTCTGAAGCATCCGCTTGTCAGGAGGGCGAAGCGTGAGCGAGTTTGAGTTTTTCAGAGTCCAAAGCTGTCCATGTTTCGATTTTGTAGGTGAGGATGGGCAGAAGCAGAAGGTTACAGCCATCATTGCGCCTATACGCGTGGTTAAAAGCGGAAACGGCTGGGAGATAAGCTGGGCGTGTTCAAGGGCGTTAAGCTGTCAAAACCGAACATGCCGTTACAGTAAAGCGTCGAAAGGCGAGATGGTTGAACTTCAAGGCTCTGAGGAAAACATGCGCTGAATGCAGCAGGGGCTGGAACTACTGGCGCTGCGTCCGCGAAAGTCCAACCTACGCCATGCTAAACACTCCCTGCGTCTTCTGCGGAAACACTCCCACCGTCAGCTTCAACATCACAACAGCAAAAGGCCTCCAAAACGTATATGTATGCCTGAAATGCTTCCATATCTTAATGGGAGAAAAACGTGTCTAAGCGAAGCCAGAAACAGCAGGTAACACCCCTACAGGCAGACGAAGGCTATTGGGAGCGTTTTATTTCTCACCGTTTCGGCAGCCTAGAATCTGTTGAGAAAGTTGCTGAGAAACG